CGGCATGGGAAGTCCTCCCCCTATCTCATCTCCAGAGCCTTGCCGATGAGGCTGTCTCCCTCAAGAACCAGCTCAAGCTTGAGGCGGCTCTGAGGCCGCGTGTCTAAACCTCGTGCCGGATACCGGCAGTGCACGCGATGTCAGAAAAACCGTGCGGAGAAATTCTTCACCCCGAAGGGTCGGGTGTGCTCGACCTGTAGGAAGTCGACTCGAAGGGCTGCGTCACACGAATCCCGTGTGACCAACACCTACGGTCTAGCGGCTGGGGAATATCAGGCCCTCTTCGAGTACCAAGGCAAGGTCTGTGCCATCTGCACGGAGCCGAGGCGATACCGGCTCGACGTAGACCACGACCACAAAACCGGCCTCGTACGCGGACTCACCTGCCGGGCCTGTAACCGGAAGATCCTCCCGTACGCCAAGGACAATCCCGCAATTCTGCGCAATGCAGCCGCTTACCTAGAAGACCCTCCAGCGTCCCGATTGCTTGGGCCGCGGTACCACGTGGATAACCGAGAGGCAGACGATGTCTGAGGCGAGCATCAAGTTCGACTACCGCAAGTGGCGTGGTGAGAAGGAATACATGGGCTGCGCGAACCGCCAGTACAACTTTCCCGTTCACGTGAGGCGGATCGGTGACCAGCCGGCAACCGCAAGCGGTCGTTAGGCCGCCAATTGCTGAGGTGCTGAAGCACTACTACTCAATAGACGTGAAAGAGCGGGCAGGGTGGTCCAAGATCCCCTGCCCGCTTCACGTGGACGAGAATCCCAGCGCCTCAGTGAACACAGAGAAGCAGCGATGGAACTGTTTCGTCTGCGATGTCTCTGAAGACTCGATAGACGTTGTAATGCGAGAGGAAGGACTTGGCTTCCGAAAAGCTCAGCTCTGGGCACATGAACGGTTCGGTGGAGGCGGCTCGGACGTACTTCCAGCAGTTCAAGGGGAGTCCGGCCGAGGAGTACATCAAGGCTCGCGGCCTGGGAGACGTGGCCGAGAAGTTCCGCCTCGGATACGTCGGTTCGGCGCTGACTGGTCATGAGCAGCGAACGGGAATGCTGGTTCTCCCGTATCTGCGGCCGGCAGGCGGACCCCATGGCGTCGCCACCGTGCGATTCAGGTGTATCGCTGACGAATGCGTGAAGGACGAGGCAGGTAACTACTTCGCCCCCACCCGCAAGGAAAACCACGACAGTCACAAGAAGTGGTACGGGAAGTACTGGGGTCTCCCCGGTGACGCGCCCCGGCTCTTCAACACGACGGCTCTCATCACCGAAACCCCGTTCATCGTCGTCACCGAAGGCGAGTTCGACGCAGCGGTCTGGGAATCCGTTGGGGTGCCGGCCATCGCCTATCAGGGCACCGGCGCATGGCGAGACCACTTCATCCCGCCCCTGATCGGATTCGAGACCGTTTACGTGATCGCTGACGGAGACGAGCCGGGAATCAAGGCGGCCGAGAAGCTTGCCGCCCTTCTCCCCAATGCCAAGGTCATCGTCTTCACCGATGGCCACGACACCAATTCATTCCTTCATGAGTACGGGGCTGCTGCCCTGCGAGAAAGGATCGGCCTGTGAAGTCGAAGTGGAAGCCCGGAACGCGAGTCCGGGTGAAGGCCACCCTGAAGGACGGGACGGCCGGCCTCACGGGAACGGTCGAGGCCGTGAACTATGCCCAGGTCGAGGAGGCCACCTCGGTTCTTCTGGACAACCCTGACGGCGGATTCGATGCCCTGGGCGCGTTCTTCGAGGATGACGAGCTGGAGGCCGAGTGAGCTTCGAGCTTGGGCAGATCGTCTCCATCTCCCGCCCCTCCACGATCTACACGCGGCAGTTCAAGGGTGAGCGGGCTGTCATCACGAACCTCCACGAGGGCGACCCCTTCCCCTACGAGGTGACGTTCGCGAGTGGTATCTCCCTCGCCTTTGCCGGGGACGAGCTGTCGTCACTGGGCGGCGACGAGAAGCCGGACGACGAGGTGAATCACCCGTCGCATTACACCTGGCTCCCCAACGGCGTCGAGGTCATCGACATCACGGAGCTTTTCAACTTCACCCTTGGCAACGCGCTGAAGTACATCATGCGCGCCGGCCACAAGCACGACGAGCCGCTTACGGACCTGCGTAAGGCGGCCTGGTACATCAACCGCGAGATAGAGCGTCTGGAGAATGCGTGAAGCGCGTTGTAGTCGTATCCGACGTTCAGGCGCCTTTCGAGGACAAGAGGGCTCTCAAGAACGTCATCCAGTTCATCGGGGAGTATCAGCCGGACGAGGTTATCCAGATCGGGGACCTGGTGGACCACCCGGCCCCGTCCCGTTGGTCCGCGGGGACCAGGGCGGAGTTCGAGGGCAACGTGATCAAGGATTCCGAGTACGTCAAGGCGTACTTCCTTGAGCCCCTGCGGGACGTTTACAGCGGCCCCGTGGGAATCCTGGAAGGAAATCACGACGAGCGCCCCCAGAAGTACCTTGCGAGCCGGGCGCCGGCACTTGCAGCACAGGACTCGTTCTATCGCTTTGAGAATTTGTTGGACTTCGAGTCCTACGACGTTCGGAAGCTTCAGCCTTACTACAACTTCGCGCCAGGCTGGGTAGCGATTCACGGGCACGAGTCGCCCGGCCTGAATCAAGTGCCCGGTGCCACGGCCCGGCTCAAGGCCGTGAAAGCGGGTGTCTCGGTCGTCATGGGCCACACTCACCGCCTGGCGGTCTCGCCTCACACAACGGGCCATAACGGGAAGCTGAAGACCATCTACGGGTTCGAGGTCGGGCATCTCATGGACGTGAAGAAGGCCGGATACCTGAAGAACGGACCCGCTAACTGGCAAAAGGGCTTCGGCCTCTTCTATGTCGGTAAGTATGGCGCCACTCCTCAGGCCATTCCGGTTGAGGATGACGGCTCTTTTGTCGTGGAAGGTGTGCGGTACGGGGAGATCAAGCGTGGGCCTCGGGGCCAGTTCGCGCAAAAGGGAAAGAGTGAATGACGGACATCATCAACTGGGAGCCGCTTACGGCCCTTGCAGAGAAGATCGCATACGAGATCGCGGGTAAGTGGCAGATCGTTGAGCCTGACGACGTGAAGCAGGAAATCATGCTCCACGCGGTGAAAGAGCAGCACATCGTCTCTCAGTACCAGGGCAATGAGGAAGTTCTCCGGAAGATCTTCTACACCGCAGGCCGGCGCTATGCCGCCAAGGAGCGGGCGTATCTGGATTTGATGGATGACCAGTACTTCTATACCCCTGACGAGGTGCGGGGGGTGATGCGGTCGTTCGTCTACACAGACGCCGAGGTGTCTGACCAGATCGGCAAGAAAGACGACCTGACCCGGTGCGTCATCACGGACAACATCCTGTCTGCACGGATGGATGCCGAGAAGGCCATCAAGCGCGTTAACCGCGATTACCAAGAGGCGATCATGCGGCTGTTCGTCTATGGCCTTTCGCCCGTAAACGACAACGACCGAAAGCGTGGGTATCGAGCGATCGACGCTCTCACTGCTGAGATGAACCGAAACATACGAACAGGACGGTAAGACCCTGACTGACTGGAAGACCTCCACTGCTAAGACTGTCTATGAGCGCACCTACCGGCGAGAGAAGCCGGATGGGTCGCTGGAGACCTGGCCCGAAACCGTGCGGCGTGTGGTGGCCGGCAACGTGGCCCTGGTCCCCGAGAGGTACATCGAGCCGGGCGAGGCTGAACGCCTGGTCGAGCTGATCGATTCCTGGAAGGTGATGCCCGCGGGGCGTCATCTGAAGTCGAGCGGCGTCAACGATTACGCCCTCAACAACTGTTGGGCTGCGGGCTGGTACCCCGAGCACCCTGAGGAACACTTCACGTTCACGCTGCTGCGGCTCGCAGAGGGCGGAGGCGTCGGAGCCAACTACAGCAACCACTACCTCAGTGAGTTCCCGGACATCGTGAGCCCGGTGAAGGTGCACATCGTGTGCGACCCGAGCCACCCTGACTTCGAGGAGATGGCTGAGGCTGGTCTGATCTCCACGGAGTACAGCCACACGTGGGCCGGCGCCTACGGCGTGGAGGACTCCCGAGAGGGTTGGGCTGAGGCCCTGGGCGATCTCATCCGGACTGCCCACGACTCCAAGACCCGGCACCAGGACCGCGTGTATGACGTGTCCCGAGTCCGGTTCAAGGGCGCCCCGCTGCGATCCTTCGGCGGGACCGCTTCGGGCCCGCTGCCGTTCGCTGAGATGCTGGTGAACGTCGGCAAGATCCTGACTCGCGCTGTGTTCGGGCCTGTTATGTGGGCTCCGCTTGACGGCATGTCTGCCATGGAGATCGATCACGAGATCGCCCGGTGCATCGTCTCCGGTGGTGTCCGTCGCTCCGCTCGCATGTCCATCATGCGATGGGACGACCCGCAGATTGACGAGTTCCTGGCCTGCAAGGCGGACCAGTCTCGGCACTGGACAACGAACATATCGATCGAGGTAGATGACGCCTTCATTGAGGCGGCGCACGACGGGCACATAGGTGCTCAGCTCGTCCTCAACCAGCTCGCTGAGTCTGCCCTGACCAACGGGGAGCCTGGCTTCTGGAACTCGTCTCTGAGCGCCGTTGGCGAGGTTGATGGGGTCTACACCACCAACCCATGCGGAGAGGCTTTGCTGACGCCTGCCGAGCCGTGCAACTTGGGTTCGGTCAACCTCGGTGCGTTCGTGGACTACGGAGGCAACGTCGACACGGACGGGCTGTTGGAGGCTCACCGCCTGGTGACCCGGTACCTGATCCGGGCCACATGTGCGGGGGTGGCCGATCCCAAGTCCGCGGTGGCCATTGCTCGTTACCGGCGTATCGGTGTTGGCCACTTGGGCTTTGCCGATTTCCTGGCCAAGGTCGGGCTTCGATACAGCGAGGCGGCCGAGAGTTGGCAGGTTCAGCAGACGCTCAAGCTGCTGGCCGAAGAGGTGGACGCCGCTGCCGTCGAGTACTCGAACACCATGCGCATCCCCGTCCCCATCAAGAAGCGGGTCATCGCCCCCACGGGGACGATTTCCAAGGTGGCTGGTGTATCTGGAGAGGCGGCTCATGCTCCTTTCAGCGATTACTTCCTTCGTCGTATCCGGTTTTCTATGGTGGAGCCGGAAGAGGTCCGACAGGTGGAGGAGTACCGGAACAAGGGATACAAGGTCGAGCCTTGCATCTACGCGGCGAACACGATGGTGGTAGAGATCCCGACTCGTGACCCGCTTGTCAGTGAAGTCATGGACCCTTCCGTGATCGAGCACGCCGGCATGCTGTCCCTTGAGGACATGCTGTCGGTTCAGGCTCTGTACCAGGAGCATTGGGCTGACCAGGCGGTGAGTTACACGGCCTCCGTCGATCCCGAGAAGTACACGGCGGATGACGTGGCCCGCATCCTGCTGGAGTTCATGCCGCGGCTGAAGGGCTCCACGATCTTCCCGGAGCTGTCACGGGACCAGGCGCCGTACGAGCGGATCACGCGAGAGCAGTACATCGTGATGGCTGCCCGTCTCGGCATCGAGACCGAAGACACCGGGTTTGATGAGATTTGCGCCAGTGGCGCCTGTCCTATCTGAGGAATGCAAGTGAAAGCCGTCACAGCGGCTAGAACTTGAAACTGCGACACCAGTACCGCACTATGGAAATAGAGGAAGGGATTCCGAGTGAGCTATCCGGACCCGTTTGACGAGCGATCCCCCTGGGATGAGGCCACTGAAGCACCGCAGAAGGAGAACAAGCCTGTGACCACTGCTGCCCCTGAAGGTCCCGCACCTTTCAAGATCGGATTCACCCTCAAGGCCGCTAATGGCTTTGACGCTGAATGGCTGACGCCGACTGTCTTCGGGCACAGTGCCGAGGAGACCGCGAAGCGCGGTGCCGAGCTGCTGACCGCGATGAAGAACGAGGGTCTGATCGACCTCACTTCGAAGGCGGCGGAGTACACACGCAGCCAGTACAAGGGCAGTGCTGGCAACCCCGGTGGGGGCGGTGCTCCGAAGCGGTTCAACGGAGGCAAGGTCGAGCAGCGCGGCGGCGGCGGAGGGTCGGCGCCGCAGGTTGCCGGCGACGACTGCCCGCACGGCCGTTCTCTCGTCTCGAAGTCCAATTGGTCGGCTCTGTTCTGCCAGGCCGAAGACAAGGGTTCGCAGTGCGAGCCCCTGTGGAAGCAGAAGGACGGCAGTTTCAAGGCCAACAAGT